TACTAATTCGAAAAAGTAAATCGAGGTAAGTCAATAACTAGGATCATCAAGAATAACGTCGGCAGGAGCAGCATCAAAATTCCAAGTAGGACGAAAAGCAGTGCCATCAGGGTGGTACAACGGAACACCCTTGGCAAGGGACCAAGCACGTCTCCATCTATCGTCCCATGTGAACCAGTTGTACAAGAAATCTATGGACTGGTAAAACTGGGGAAGAGATGAAGGGAGAAGACCAGTACGAGCAAGAACCTTCTCAAAAAAAGGGTCGGCAGGATTGAAGGCTTCACGAATGACAGCACCAGTAACCTTCTTACCACGGAGGCTGAGGGTAAAGCACGTACGCATGGCGTCATAGGCGAGGCGGTTTGTGCCCATGGAATCAACCATTAGGCCAAGGTATTTCGATGACCACTTATGTCCCTCGGTCTCCAGGGCGGTGGCACTAATAGCAGAGCGAGTATAAAAGTCATCCGCACTGCGCCAGGGCATTATCTGCATAGGGGGAGCCTGATAACAGGGGTCACGATTACGCATAAGGGCAAGGTCATCACCAAGTGACCGCATATAAACAAACTTTCGCTTAAGGAACTCGGGGCCGTCACGCAATATAGTATAGCTGACGACAATGCCATCATGCCAAACGGGTGCAACAATAGTAATAAGTGGACTCTGGGCAACATAGCTCTTCTCCGGAACACCACCAGTGTATATGGCATCATAATCAGGCAGAAAAACAAAGGTCTCGGATGCCTTAAGAGCCAGACCCATAGAGTACTCAAGGTGGTTCTGAAGGACACCAAGGGGACGCAAGCGATCAATGGGGAGAACACCAATAATGTCAGGGAGGAAGTCCATCTCGAAACCCCAAAAGGAGTTATCACCATACTGGCAAGCAGGCATAAAGGACTTCTGAAAACGGGCGGCCCTCTCAGGATCTTTAGCAGAGATATCAGCGTGTATCATGGTCATGCAGGCAGTGCGACAAAGAATCATGTACATAGTGTCGAGCCATGAAGTAACAAACAATCCGGAAAAAACCTGGCCAATAATGTAACGAAAGGCGTCGCCAGACCACTTAACAATCTTGCAAGCCATCTCATGAGCGCGCTGAAAAATAAAAGCACGCGCAATACGGAAGGCTACACTGTTGGATTCTTGGAGGGAAAAAAAAGGCATGAGCATGATGATGGATATCATAGAGGCAAAGGCACTCTGATCAAAATGAGTGACATCTAAGGTAACGTAGAACATGTCCTTACGGCCGACACCCATCATATTAGCTATGTGAGTGGCACCCCCATGTTTCCACTGATGGCCAATCATGAGGGAATGCTTTTGGTAAGTATGTTTAACAAAGTCAGAGTAGAGCACCTTATCGACAAGTAACTGCACAAGACAACCTATGAAGATAACACGAGTCTTTGACACATCAGTACCGGCAGTACGAATTTCAGGCTTAACACTAATTTTACTAATGAACACGGGGAACCAATCAGGGTCATAATCCTTTATGGCAATCTGGGCCTCAATAGTGGCAACAATATCGTTCAACATGCTACAGGCAAGGGCTTGGCCGATATCTTGCTTGCACGTGTTGGAGAGGGTAATGATCTTCTTTTCCAGAGGGGTGTAAGGGTCGGCATCGGGCTTGCGTTCCTTGGCAGTGGTAACAGGAAGAACAGGAAAATAGCCGGCAGACATTTTGGGGGCAATAGGCACACTCGCAAAAACATCGGGGGACATGAGGGGGACATCAAACCTACGGGTGCCAAAGAACTTGGACATCAAAAAAATGTATGAGCTGGCAAGCACATCGGGAGATATCGAAGGTCTAGTGCGCATACGAACACAACGGGATAAGGCTTCGCGAACGCCCTCGTGGGTGCCACCAGAAATAAAGGCATTAGCGGCAAGCCACAAAGGAGAGCCTTGTTCAGACATAGCCTTCCGAACAGCACGACAC